CGGGCCGCCTGGGTGGGCGTGACCGCCGGGGCCTGCGTTTATGCGGTCCAGTCCGGTCAAGTTCACCCCCTGGGCCTTTTGGGAGTGCTCGTTGTATCGGCCGCCGCGGCCGCCCACGTCAAAGACGCCTGGTCGGTCCGTTCGGCCCTGTTCCTGGCCGCGGCCGAGCTGTCCCGGCAGCGGCCCCTGTTCGGGTGGGGCCTGGACGCCTTTCGGCAGCAACAATTCCAGGCCTGGGAATCCCTCACGGCCCGACACCCAAGACTGAAACACCGCGACTGGACCCCCCAAGCCCACCGAGTCCATAACGACTTCCTGGAATATACCCTTGAGCTGGGCAACGTGGGCGTCCTGTTTCTGGCCTGGCCCCTGTTCAACCTGCCGTGGACGGCGGACCCGATCCTTTCCGCCGCCCTAACCTGTGTCCTGGCCGACGCCGCCTTTTTCTTTCCCTTGCGCGAGGTCCACACCGCGGCCCCGTTCTGGATCCTTGCGGCCGCCCTCGCCGGCTATGCCCCGGAGGCCGTGGCGCCGCCCTCCTGGCTTATCGCCGCCGCCGTGGCCGCCGTGGCCTCCCGGATCCTGTATCAGTTCGGGATCAAGAAACTGCTGGGCCTGATTCACTACCGGATGGACGACATCCCCAGGGCCGTCCGAATGGACCCGTACAACGGGAAATATCTGCACGACCGCTACCTTGAAACCGTCATCAGACAACCCGCCACCGCCCTGGCCAGCGCCATGCGGGCACTGGAGCACTTCGACGGGGCAAAATGTCTGTGGGGCGTCCATGACCAATACGCCCGGGCCGTGTTCCGGCAGGGCAACCTGAAGATCGCCCGGGAGGCCGTGGCCAGAAGCCTTGAACTCAACCCCGATATCGAGCACACGCAAGCACTGAAAGCCGTCCTGGACGACCTGGAGAAAAAACACCATGACCGTGGAAGATGTTGATATCGCAAACTCCGCCCTTATCAAGCTGGGCGCAAAAACGATTTCCGCCCTAGATGCCGGATCCCGGGCCGCGGACATCCTCAACGAGCAATTTACAAAAGTCCGGGACGCGGTTTTCCGCCTCCACCCCTGGAATTCCATACTGAACCGGGTCAAATTAACGCAATTTACTTCCACCATTACCAACGTGGTCATTGGGAGTGATTCCGACCCGGTTGTATTTTGGTCGGCCAGCCACCCTTTCCGAGACGGGGACTTTGTAGAGATTGACGGTATCGTTGGAACCACCGAATTGAACGGCTATTCATATGAAGTTTACGACAAAGCCGCCAGCAATTTTAAGATCAAGGACGAGGACGGCACCATCATCACCGCCGCCGGCAAGTCCGCTTATGTGTCCGGCGGCACGGCCATCCGGGTTCCCTGGTTTCAATATGAGTATGCATACCAATTGCCCTCCGATTACATCCGTTCTATCCAGCTCACCGACCGCACCGGAACGGAGGATTATCTGTTCGTCCGGGAGGGCAACGCCATCCTGACCGACCAATCCGAGTGCTGGCTTTCCTACATTGCCCAAGTCGACGACCCGGACGCTTGGGATGCGACCCTCCGGGAAGCCATGGCTACAGCCCTGGCCGTAGACGTGGCCTTGGCCTTGACGGGATCAAGGACCCTCGCGGCCCAAGCCCGACAGGCCGAAGCCGACGACATCCCCACGGCCCGCAGTATCGACGGGCAAGAAGGCGGCATTGCCATAATTGACCAATCCGAATGGGAAACCGTGCGATGACCGAAACCGTAGACATTGCAAATTCCGCATTGATAAAGCTGGGCAACCGGACCATTTCCAGCCTTTCGGATTCCGTCAAGGCCGCCGAAATCCTCAACGCCCAATTTGAAACCGTCCGGGACCGCGTCTTTCGCGGACACCCCTGGAACTGCCTATTGAGGCGCGTCAAGCTGCGAATGGACATTGTCGATCTCGCCGGAGCACAAGCCACTGACCCCGTGGCCATCAGCGCCCCCGGCCATACATTTTCCTCCGGCTGGCACATTCGAATTGATGATGTCGGCGGCATGACCGAGCTAAACGGCAACACTTATATGGTCTACGGTCCGGAGGAAGGCGCTTTTTGGCTTCACGACGAGGACGGCAACGACATTGACGGATCCGCATTCGGGGCCTACACGTCCGGCGGAACGGCCACCCGGGTTCCGATCTTCGGCTATGACTGCCTGTATGAAACTCCGTCCGACTTTCTCCGAGCCCTGTGGGTAACCAATCGGCTAGGGACCGAAAATTATCACGCCCGGGTTGAACGCAACGTGATCTTGACCGACGCTCCGGAGTGCTGGCTCCTCTACATTCGCACCTTAGAGGATCCGGACGATTGGGACCCCCTCTTGCGGGAGGTTTTGGCCGTGGAGCTTGGCATAGACGTATCCTACAACCTGACCGGCTCTAAGACCCTGGCCGCGTATCTCCGCAAAACGTTTGCCGACACTCTGTCAGAGGCCCGGTCTGTGGACTCCCAAGAAGGCCGACAGACGGCCACCAACGATGATGAATGGATCAATGTGAGGTAAGCATGTCCCTGGCCGCCCCCATACAGACCAATTTCACGGCCGGCGAAATCAGCCCCCGCCTCGAGGGCCGCGTGGACCTGGCCAAATACTACAACTCGCTCCGGTCCCTGCAGAACATGGTGATCTACCCCCATGGCGGCATCACCAAGCGCCCCGGCACGTACTACATTGCCGACGCCTACGACCACGGCAACGCCAGCCGCCTGGTCCCGTTTGAGTTCTCCGTCACTCAGGCCTATATCCTGGAAATGGCCGATGAAGCCATGCGGGTTTTCAAGGATCACGGCATTGTCAACGCCTGGAACAACAAGACGTCGGACACCTTCTGGCAGTGCCTGGCCAACTGCACCACCTGGAACGGAACCCAATGGACCGAGGCCGGTCCGGGCCTGTCCCTCCAGGTAAAAAGCGGCACCACCTGGGCGAGCGGGTTCCGGCCGACCGCCGTGCGCGTGACCTATACCGGGGCCGGCCCTGCCTCCATTGCCGTTGGGACCGTGGCGGACAGCGACGCCTACGGGTCCGACGGCAACTATACGTCCGGCGAGACCATCAACCTGAACGTGACCGGAGATATCGAACGGATCGACCTCCACAGCACGACCGCCGTCACGGCCATCGAGTTTGTGTCGGAATATGAACTTGAAACCCCGTGGGCACAAGAGGACCTGGCCGGGCTCAAGTTTGCCCAAAGCGCCGACATCCTCTATTGCGTCCATCCGGACTATGCCCCCCGCAAAATCACCCGCACGGGACACGACTCCTGGTCCGTGGAGGCCCTGGTGTTCACGGACGGGCCTTACCTGGAGGAAAACACAACATCCGTTACCATAACCCCGTCCGGGACCACTGGCACCATTAACCTAACCGCATCCGATGACCTGTTTGACTCTGGCCATGTCGGGGCCTTTTTTCGACTCAAGCACTCCAGCACCTGGGGCTATGTAAAGATAACGAGCGTCACGGACGCCCAACATGCCGGCGGCAGTGTCATAAGCACCCTGGGCGGGACCGGCGCCACAACCGAATGGCGGGAAGGGGCCTGGTCGGATTATCGCGGCTGGCCGGCGGCCGTCGCGTTTTTTGAAGAGCGGCTTTTCTTCGCGGCCACCGACCATCAGCCCCAAACGGTTTGGGGCTCCGCGTCCGGCAACTATACCGACTTCACACCGGGCACGGAGGACGACAACGCAGTGGCCTACACCATCGCCGCCGATCAAGTCAACGTGATTCGTTGGCTCAGTCCGGCAAAGCGCCTCATGGTGGGCACGGTCGGCGGGGAATGGCGCATCGGATCCACCACGGGCACGGATCCCTTGACGCCCTCAAACGTCCAGGTCCTCCAAGAGACCACTTACGGCAGCGCCGACATTCAGCCGATCCGCATCGGCCCGGCCGTCATGTTCGTCCAGCGCCACGGCCGCAAGGTCCGGGAAATGGCCTATAACTTCGACGTGGACGGCTATCTTGCCCCGGATATGAGCCTGTTGGCCGAGCACATTACCGAGGGCGGGATTTCCGCCATTGCCTGGCAGCAAGAGCCGAACAGTGTGTTATGGGCACTCCGGTCCGACGGCGTCCTGTTGGGCTTCACCTACGAACGACGGGAGGACGTGGTGGGCTGGCACCGCCATGTCACCGACGGCG